TTGGTATCTGTGGAACTGATAGTATTAGTGCTACCAGTAAGAGTTAGATTACCAACATTAAGGTTATTGATTTTACTGCTGGCATCAACAACAATCGCAGATGACGAAGTTAGCGTACCTGGAGTGTGATCCAACATATCGGTGAAATATTTACCACCGATAACAAAGTGATTTGCAGCGTTGCCTGCTGTTTCTGAACCTATACCAATGTATAGACGATCACCACCATTTGATCCGTTGTCGGTTAATGCTGAGTAGGCTAATTCACCAGCACCAAGCGTACTAGGGTTTCCGCTAACTGATGAACGCTTAATGCGAATAATAGATGCCATCTTTTATTTCTCCGTTAAAATTCTCCACCTTCCATGTTCTGCGCATCTAGTGTAGTTGTGGCAGTCCATTTAGAGGTGATTGTTTTGTATACTAATACAGAACCATTACTAGGTAAATATGCGTCTACATCTCCTAAACCAGAGATTGATGAACTAGAGGCTGACGCACCTTGTATACCTACAGCAGAAACAATAGGGTTACCTATAGTATCTACCTGTGTAGTAATGAGTTCATTGGTTAGAACTGTTGCTGTTATGTCACTCATGTTTAACTTCTTGTAATTTCAGGTGTGATTATAACAAGACCTTCTAAGGCACGAGATTTCTCGTTTGTAGGAGAGGTCAATTCGATGTCGTACAGGTATCTACCTGCTTTAACATCACTTGAAGCAGCAGGGCTAAGTTGTAATCTAACTTTTCCTGCAGTGGCATCGTATATAGATGCAGTAAAATTCGTAAATGTTGAAGATTGATATGACTTACGGAATTGAGATGCGACTGTGTAACCAGTCAGATTCATAGCTGTTCCGTCTTGATTAGTGAGCGTAATGATACTACTGAAGGTAGTACCTTGATCAATCACTAAATTCGTTATTGTTGCCATTAGAAGTCTCCAGCTTTATATGTTATTTATAATTCTGGAGACTGCAAGTATTTTAGAGTTGTCTAAACCTCAGAAATGATGGATAATAACCATGTTGGGTTTCTTATGAGTTACTTCTTAACTACTACTAAGAAGAATCCATTCCACCATTCGTCTTTAGACTCGACTGAATTAATCCAGATCTTCTCAAATAATACATTCAGCTTGGCTTTGGCTAAACCAGCTTTTGCTCCAGAAACTACACCTTCCCAGTTCGCATCATCAAACACAATAATAGCCTCATCTGCTAGAGTTTCAGCGAAGTATTCGATAGCCTTTTTGGTATTCATTTCATCATGTGGACCATCATAGAAAAAGAAATCAATATCTTTTATATTCGTAAGGTCAGTCGCATACATATCCGTATCATATACTTTACATACAGTAGAGCCTTTATATTTACGGACATTTTCTATAAATGTTTCTTTATTTGTCTTAGGAAGTTCATCACCAACTTGAGGTTGTATATCCTCTTTCCAGTGATCCACGAAATGAGCTTCTTTTAGAGTATTGCAAGAAAGTGCGGCAACTCCAGTCGATCCTAAGAAACTTCCCACTTCAAGATATTTATTTGAATTAGAGGCAATAGATTTAATCAACTTCTGCATCCTTGAAGAAGTTAGTCCAGGAATCCCAAAGTCTTCAATTGTAGGATTGTCATGATATGCTAAGACCTCTACTGCTTTAGTTACTTTAGCGGATAATTTCTGACCACCCTTAGATTCATAAACCTTATCGCAGAAGTTACAGTCCCAACAGTCAAACTTACAATTCTTAATAATCTTGCGCCATGCATTGATTGGTTTTTCTACTAGATTATTATCCTCAAGATACTCTTCAAACCCAGCAAATAAAATCTCTTCATTGTTTGCATACTTAGAGATAATATCCATAGACTCGTACAATCTTGTTGCAGATTCTCTACCATGCATCTTAATCGTATCGATACCTAAGTCTAATAATTCATCCCAATCTTCTTTCCATGGAGTGAAATTAGCAGTCTTTAACATGATTGCTGAATCTTCATAGTCCCATTTCTGGCAAGAAACTCTAGCAATTGGTGAGTTGAAATACTGCGGATCTTCTTTAGTTCGATTACAGTTATACTCGTAGTGTTCAGTCATAACTGGACAACCACCAGCACACCCTTCATTCGCTAGAAGCGAAATCTTAACTGGAAGACCAATATCTTCGCAATACTTTTTAGCCTTCATAATTTTTAAAAGACTATCTCTGTCCCTCATCAAATCTCTATCTAAATTGATGTAGTGAAATCCAGCTTTAGCTAATCCTACAACTTCGTTAGCCTGTGTGACTTCTCGAAGAATTGTATTCTTGATAAAGAGTTCTGGGAATTCAGCTTGAATCTTTCCAGTCGCCACCCAATGAGTGTGAGGAATTGTAGCTGAACGAACACCTGCATCATAAAGAGGTTTAAAATTCTTTATGAACTTGTCTAGGTTTCGTTGAGTAGGGGGAACTGTGACATTGTTAAATGTCGCTGATACTGGTATTTTAGTTAATCGCTGAATATGTAAAGCAGCATCAATTGAATACTTAGCATCAGCGTCATGTATAACAAACACATCACCCATAGCATCCTGATCAAAGGGAGCTATGCGTGAAGTGAAGTAAATGTCGGAGATGTAGTCTTTGTAGCGAACAACAAACGAAATAAATTCGTTAAATTGTTTCTCCGTTAACTTTGGGTTGAGCGGTAAGCTGAAGACTTTCGAGGGATTTCGCATTGTAAACATTATCTAATAGTTGAGGGATAGTAGTATTATTTGCTTCCAAATATTGATCCACTTGCTCTTGCACACCTAAAGAAACTTTATGCAAACCAGCATTAATCAAACCAGAATATTGAACAGCTAACTGTAAAGTATTTAGTTGATCTTCCGCAGGCATCATAGCGATCGAGTCCATGTTACCAGAACCAATACGACCAAAAGCAAGAATATCAAGAGCAGCTTGTTTGCCCATACGAGCAACCCAGTACTTCTTTTCTTCTTCTTCGTTGAGTTCAAGATATGGTGCTAACTCTTCTTCAGTTTTAGCATATTTCTTTACAACATCAATAAACGCTTTCATCTCACTTTCAGACTGAGCAAACTTTCTTTGATAGATTGTAATATCATAGTCTAGTTTATCTAAGTCAATTTGAAGCAACTCTTTCTCTAACTCATCTGGAGTATTTTCGATAGTTCTTGCCATCATTTTACGATGGATTTCGCTTTTGCGAAGACTATTGCGAATCTCAGAATACGCATGGTAACGAGTTTCAATTTCTAACAATGCTTGACGAACCATTTTATATGGAGTCAACTGTGAGTTTGTAACGAATTGCTGACATTGGTATTCAGTCATACCCATATTAGCGTGAATTGATGATTTGATAATATCTAAATCATAATCTTTAAAATTATATCTCTCTTTAAAATCTTGAGCGACATTAATTTGTAGCACATCACTTGATACAATTTTTTTTGTATCAATCAAATCAGAAGTTGTATTCATGTATCTTCACCTCAGTAGTTCTGGTAGGATCAGTTTCTGATACAGTCCATCCAGGAATTTGCACTGCCTGCGTATCAGGCATAAAAACACCCAAATATTTTTCATATAAAATATTCAGATCCCATACAGTTGTTGGTGCTTTAAACTCTTTCATAAGTTTCTTATACACCACCAACATATCAGAAAGACTGTCAGCATATTGTTCTGCTTTAGTTAGGATTTTATTCGCTAACTCAGTCTTATCAATTTCTTGTTCTTGCGCAAGATAATCTAAAAATGGAGTATGACTATTTACTTGATCAGCTAACCACTCTCTTGCTTCGTGTTTCTGAATCTCCCAAGATTCTTTTTCAACCAGTGAAACACCCATAAACTCTTTAAAACGACGATCGAATTCTTGATTGATGATTTCGATAGCAACAGCTTTCATAAACGCAACAATATATCCAATTAATTCGTCAGTGATATCAATTGGAATCTTTGCTGGTTGTGTCCAGATGCCTTTTGCTGGTTCAGTAATTTTACCAACTGTTCTAATTTCTGAGAAAAATAAACTACCCCAATGAGCCTGTTCATAAGGGATTTCTACAATACGACAATCCCATCCTGGTCTTAGTGTATTGAATAATGTATCTGACATTTCAAAACAAGAAACATCATGAAGGTGAAATTTTTCTGTAGCTTCCATATTTGGATCGCCACCACCTTGTGCCACAATATTTTGTTCTAAATAGCCTGTTCTAATTAAAAAGTATTTCATTTTTTATCCTCTTGATAACTTATTTATGATGCCTGCGCTTGAGTGATCGAAGCAGATGCAGACCAACAAACTCCAGATGAAGTTCCGAAATGACCTTTTGGTCTTGTTGCAGAACCCATCGAATACATTGCATCGTTTGAATACAAGATTTTAATAGTATGATTAGTTTGTTGACCATCATGGTGTCCAATAACATACCCCCACTCTTGACCCATTTGATTATTTTCTTCTGAGTATGCTCTAACTCGAGCATATGCTGTTCCAATATCTGTGCCGTTTGTATCGCTACTTTTAATTTGGTTTGCGCTAGTAGAACTAGTGCCAGTTCCAATATAGTGGAATCCTTTTTTAGTAGTTAACCATTTACCCCATCCATCAGGAGAACCTGATGATGTAAATGATGTGAAAGCATCATTAGAAAAGGCAAGGGATCTTTTAGTTCCACCAAATGAACACCATATAACATTCTGTCCGCTACCAGAAGCAGAATTTCCATTAGCTGGTGATGCTGTAGTTGAGTACATAATTTCAGTACCAAAGTGCATTTTATCTGTAATATTTGTAGTAGAAGCTGGTAAATTACCACCCATTATGTACCCTACTTGACCAGTTTGATTTTGCCCAGCAGTGTGGAAGTTTCTTCTAATAGAACCATCCCAACCACCCAAGTTACCAACAGATGCGTCGCCAGCTCCTTGAGAAACCGCAGAACCAGATTCATTAGCACCGCCACCAAATCCGAATGTTGAGTAAGAATCACGAACATCTCGTTCTCTTGATCTACCCATTCCAGTGTGTAAATTTACACTGACTGTTCGTTTTGATGTTTCACCTGGTGGACTAGCACTGTTATCTTCAGATCCGTCTGAACCACCTTGTGCTCCAGTAACATATCCATTGTAGTCAGAAAAATATCCTTCTACATATGCGCAAGCATACTGCAACTGTTCACCACAGTAAACTGTAATGTCTGTTGAGTGCCAAGTTTTATTTACTGATCTCCAAGGATTACCACCCTTGTATCCACCAGCCTGATAACCATGAGTTAAAATAGTTCTAGTTTCAAAAGTTCCACCAAGAGCACTACCAGATGTTTCTCCAGGATATGACCAGAATCCAAATGTTCCATTAGTCATCAACTGAGCACCACGCTGAGATGTTGTTGGAACAGGAAGAACTGGGTTAGTTCCACCAATCCAATTTGTAGATCCAATTTTAAATGCCATAGTTACACCGCTCTTGAAGAAGTTACAGAAGCAGCTGCAGAACAACTGCCAGCTGAAGACATACCATAGTGACCTTTTGGTCTACCTGCAGAACCTAATAAAGTTACTGTATCATTAGAATATGTTACATACCAAGATTTATTATTTTGTTGTCCATCATACTCACCAAGACAATAACCTTTATCTTGACCCATATGATGATTTTCTTCACCAGCAATAAATCCACGATCTAAAGTTGTAGATATATCTGCTCTAGTTGTTTCGTTAAATTTAGTGAAATATCTTGATGAAGTATTACTACCTTGTCCTTGATAGTGCCAACCTTTTTTAGTTGACAACCATTTAGCATGACCATCAGTTCCTTGAGTACTACTATACGCAGACCATGTTTGATTAGAGTATGTTATATATTTTTTAGTTCCAGCGCAGTTAAAGAATGCGTCATATTGACCATGAGCAGCAGATCCAAAGTTACCAGACATACCAGAATCTGTAGTAGTATACATAATTTCAGTACCAAAGTGTAATCTATTAGTTACTGAAGATCCACCACCAGTAACATATCCTTCTTGTCCTGTTTGATTTGTTCCAGAACCACAAGCATCTCGTTGAACGCTCATAGCCCAACCACCAACACCAGCTGATGTGTAAATGTCAGTGTCGGCAGTTAATGCTGCACCAGTGCCGTAAGTAATACTTTGTCTTGCTGGATCATCCTGACCAGCTGACCCTGCGCCAGCTGCAGCATTTGCGTCATTACCACCGTAACCATAAGGCATAGAAGCAGAACCATATAATCCTGGACCACCACCATCACCACTATTTAAATTAGATAATCTATTTCTTGATTGACCTGTATGAAGATTAATAGAACCAGTTTGTGCGTATGAACCTTGTCCACCAATACCAAAAATATATCCATTATAGTCAGAGAAACATGCGTCACCATATGCCATGGCAGCAGTTAATTGTTCACCACAACTAAAAGTTATATCAGTTGCATGCCAACACTTATGAACAGTTCTCCATGGATTAGCGTTTTTATATCCACCACAAACAAATCCATGAGTTAGAATACTTCTAGTTTCAAAAGTGCCACCAATCGTTTCATTTGGATTTCCAGGATATGCAAAGTATGCACTGGTTCCATTGGTGTATATTGAAGTACCTCTATCATATCCATTGGATTGCGGTATTGGAAATACACCAGTATTATCACTGGCTAAAACTTTTGTTGATCCAAGATAAAATGCCATTTTAAGACCCTGCGTAGTATGTTGCTGTTAATGATGCAGCTGCTGAAAAGGCTGCAGCAGAAGATTGTCCAGTATGACCCTTTGGTCTTGCTGCACTTCCAAGAACAAGCTGAGCATCGTTTGAGTAAGTATATTTTACTGTATGATTATTTTGTTGGTCATCATAGTTACCCAAGCAGTAACCCCAGTTCTGTCCCATCTGAAAATTCTCTTCTCCCATGGCACGAACTTTATTAGTCATTGATGCAGATGTTTCAGTAGAGATTGTAAATTTATATTGACCTGTTGTTACATTAGCACCAGTTCCACCATATAGATGTCCCTGTTTTGCGCTAAGAATTTTACAAATTCCGTCTGTATGACCAGATGTATAAGCAGCCCAAGTTTGATTGGAGAATGTCATTTTTCTTCTAGATCCAGCCATAATACAATATATTGCGCTTTCTCCATGACCAGCTGATCCGTGGTTTCCACTTGCGCCAGAATCTGCACCAATATACATAACCTCAGTACCAAAGTGTAATCTATTAGTTACTGAAGATCCACCACCAGTAACATAACCTGCTTGACCTACTTGATCAACTCCACCAGCAGAAGCGTCTCTAACAACACTCATTTCCCAACCACCAAGACCAGTATTTCCTCTTGGGTCAAGTGACGCATCTGGTGAAGCAGTACCAACATATGAGCCATAAGGAACACCAGTATTTACACCAGTACCTGAAGCTGGATTATCTTGACCAGCTGTTGAAGATCCTGCAGCACCTGGAGCATCATTGCCACCATAACCATATGGTGTGCTAGTATTAGTACCAAAAACATCACGACCACGAGTTCTGCCAATACCATTATGTAAGTTAATACTTGAAGTATGAGTTGATGAACCTTGGAATCCAGAAGTGCCACCAAAAATATATCCGTTGAAATCACTCCACACACCATCAGTGTATGCAACTGGACGATCTAATTGTTCACCACAGTAGTAGGTGATATCGTTTGCGTGCCAAGTTTTATTAACAGAACGCCATGGATTAGAACCTTTATACCCACCAGCCATAAAGCCATGAGTCATAATTGTTCTAGTTAAATATGTCCCACCAATTGTAACTAAAGCAGTTCCAGGATATGACCAGAAGGTATTTGTACCATCAGAAAATAATCCATTTGCTGCAGCAGGTGGTGGAGTATATACGGCAGAAGTTGTGCCGATTACAGCAGTTGAGCCTAGTTTAAATGCCATTTATTTTACTCTCTAATGTTTCAACTTTAACTGACAACTCTTTAATTGCTTCAATAAGCAAAGCAGATAATTGATCATAGTAAACAGCTTTGTAACCATTATCTCTAGTTGCAACAGCTTCAGGTAATGCTAGTTCTGCCTCTTGAGCAAGAACCCCTGCTTCTTTTCTTGTAGTCGGTTTGCCTGATAATTCATTCCAATTGAAAGTATAACCTGAAAGTAACTTCAACTTGTACAATGCATTTGTAATTTGTTCGATATTAGTTTTTAGATTTTTATCAGAACTATAAGAAGTTGTAATGTCACCAGTTGCATTAATGTCGCCTGTAACATTTAGTGTTCCAGTGTGTCCAAAAGTGCCAGTAGAAGTTGGAGATGTAATAGTTAGATATAATCCACCAGCAGTTGCAGTTGTAAGATATGTGCTTGCCGCAACACCAGATTTAAGGTATCCTTGACCTACTACGAAAGCAGTTGTCGCCAGCTGAGTTGTATTCGTATCAATGGTTGCAGTAGGTGCAGCTGGAACTCCCGTAAAAGTTGGAGATGCAATAGTCGATTTAAGTGCCAGATCGACATTTAAATTGATGAAATTGTTATCAATTTCCGCACTGGATAGTGGTGCGCTTTTACTGTCGCTCCAGTACCAGAGGTAATTCGTGTTGTTATTGCTGCCATTTAAGATCAGTCCCTATGCTAGTAGCCTAATGTTATTTATTATTTAGTAGTGCCCATAAATATAAAATGAATTATTCATCCCTTTTAAAAGAACTACTATCATTCCAGAGATACGAAAGTAATGAAATCGTTGGAATACAAAACTCTCTAGACATATTTATTCGTGATAAAATGACCTATGGAGAGTGGGCAAACTCATATAAATCTTTCTCAACCATAAAGGTAGAGGGAATCGAATCTATAAATTCTATTGCTCGAAAGTTCAAGAAATATCATCCTAAAAATATACACCTTTTCGTTACCCAAGAAACAGGTGTTAGTTTCAAGTGGCATCGTGACGATGTCAATGTCTACCTATATGTTCTAAAAGGAACTAAAATCGTTCAACTAAGAAATAAAACAGTAATATTAAAGACTAAACAAGGAATAGTTATTCCCCGAAAGCATATTCATAGAGTATTTAGTAAAGCTGGAACTATGGCTTTGAGTGTGGGTTATTGATGAATTACATGTTCTATCTAAAGACTACAGAAACCTGTAATCTAAACTGCAAACACTGCTTTACTAGCGGAACCAGTGGAGCCAAAATATATTGGAATCCAGAAAAAGTTTCAGACTGGATTCGTAGATTCTCTGAGTATTCAACAAAAGAAGATAGCCTTCATCTAGAGTTTCATGGAGGAGAACCTTTCCTTGTTCCTGTGGATCAAATGAAACAAGTATACAACGAGTGTAATGGTCTTTGGGATCATATGTCGTGGGGTGCTACTTCTAATCTAGTCTTTAAGATGGATGACGATCATGTGCAGTTTATAAAGAATGAGTTAGGAAATAGGATTGGAACTAGCTGGGATCCAAAGATTAGATTTGCAAACACTAAACAATCTGACCTATGGTTACATAATGTTAAGACTTTATTGAAAGAAGGGGTAACTGTGAGGTTATTCATTAGTGTAACCCAAGACACAGTTGATATCGAACCTATTCATTTACTCAGTTGGATTAAAGTTCTTGGGGTTCAAGAAGTATCGTTTGAACGACTAACTGGAAATGGTAATGCTAATCTACACCCAGAGATATTTCCAAAGAATATAGATCAGGATAAATGGTTTTTGCGTATGCACGAACAGTCTGAACAGTACGGAGCCAGAGATTGGTTCGACAACGACTTTTTAGAAACTATCTACAATAAGTTTGAGACGGGATTTACTAAGGGTGGAACATTCTGTAGGGATTGCGAGGAGAAACTCTTTACCATAAACGCTGATGGGACTATTGCAGGATGTCCAAATTCAGCCCCTGAACAACACTTTGGGCATATCGACCAACCCATCACGGATCTTATAAATAGTCCTATAAGACTGGAGAACATCGCTTGCGAGAGAAGTCGCAACCCTCTATGCTATTCTTGTGAGGTATTTCAATACTGTGGTGGCGACTGTCATCAACTAGAGTGGCAGGATGATATATGCGGTGCTCCAAAAAGTTTAATGAAACAACTAGCTGGCAGATCAAAAACGATCTGGCTAACTCAAGGAAAATAATATGGCATCATTAGATGTAGATTCAGAAACAATAGTTCCACAAGACATTGTTGATCGATACCACGATTGGGTTACCAACTACGCAAACGGAGATATTGCTTGGGGTGACAATACATCCCCATTTGGGGAGTTTGCTCAAGGTAGTATTTTTGGGGGTGGTACAGGTGGTATCGTTGCTACTGTAGATGGAACAACTCTTGGTATCGCTGGGAATAATATTACAGCTAACCCAATTTATAGTAATCTATTAGATCACACAAGAAAATATTTAAGAATTAGAAAAATTCAAGCAAAACTTAATGTGACTGGTGATGGCGGTAATACTGGTTCACGAGGATCTCCAGGAATTATATTTGATGAAACTAAAAAAGCACATTTGAATAGTGACTATCAAACTAACTTAGAAAGTAGATATCCATCTGGTTCGGTACCAAGAGATGGTATTAATGCTGGTGAAAATGTTAGTGCTTATTGGTTAGAAGTATTCTTTTCTAGACTTCGTGAAAGATATGAACATGCTAGAGATGAAGATATTCCAGTTTTTCAAACTGATGTTTGCCACGCAAGCTGTCACTCATCATGTCATAGTTCACGAGGAAGAAGATAATGAATCAAGTGAAAACTATTGCGCCTATCTCAATTGAAGATTTGAAAAAGTACTTTACAGATAAGACAATAACCTATATCATCGACTATACAAATAGTACAATCAAAGGTCAGAAACTGCTGACCTATCTTTCGAACTTGGATATACCATGCGATATCGTGTTCACCTACAAAGAAGAGGAAGAAGAACTGCTCAAAGATTATTTGAACTTCCAAATGATTTGTAACATCCCAGAACTAGAGTCTTGCGTCGTTCAACTTCTTCTTGAGTATAAAGGGTTGGCTGAGCAAAAACGATATGAAACTTTTATTGAGTCTAATAAACAAATCATAGAGTTATGGATTTCAAAGTTGAATAGTTTAACTCTATACAATATGTATATCATAAATGCAGAAGAATTTAAAAGTTTTGTGAGACAGTTCCCAATAGATGAGACTACTGATCTTATTGGTGTGAATTTTGTTTCGTTATTAAAGCGTGAAGATTTTTACGATTTCTATCTCGACCTTGATCCGTCAACGATGAAATTCTATAAAAAGTATTTTGAAGAATATATGTTCAAAGGCAAAAATATGTATGCTTATTGGGCAACACCAAATAACCCGCTGTTCATTTTAACCTATGGTATAGCACAGGGATGGGCACAAAAAGAAAATCAAGGAGCATCAGATGTTGCATCTGTTTAATAAAGTATATCTAGAATTTGATAATAATATTGAACTTGGGTTTGATAGAGTAGTTATTTCTGAAAAGAATGGCTTCAAAATGTTAGAAGCATTAGATAAAGTATCGGCTGGAGAGTTAATCTCCCATGGCACATCTTGGACGGAAGCATTAGCTGAAAGTTCATTCAAAGATTTCTTTTTGAAATTAAAAGCCCATCAAGCCAATACTAACAGAAAAATTATTATTTACTGCGATGTAGAAGCATATAAAACAATTATGGCGGTTTGGTTTAGAACTATCCTTCCTAATTTAGATTTGGAAAGTTTTACAAAACTTACAAACTATACAGTATATAATCAAAGAATCGTAAGCAATACTCAATTATCTTCTGTTTATTCTTTATACTTGTCTCAATTATGGGATGGTATTGGTGAAGTTGAAGAAGCGTGGGAATCTTCTGCTGATCTAGTATCAGATCAAGATAGAGCAGATATTGATAACTCTGGCATTAAATTATCTTATGAATTTTTACTAGCTGATTATTTCTCTGGATCTATTGCTTATAGACAAGAGTTATTAGATACAGCATATATGTTTACCGAAAGATTCTTTAAAGAATGTTTTACAGATAACAGACAAATGGTTTTATTGAACATCGAAAACCACAACATGTTATCTCAGTTAGGAATTGATCCTTCGCTAGTTGACATAACTAAAATTGATCCATTAGAAGGCATCGAATATTTTAAGTACTACTCAGATCCAGAAATTTGGCATAGAGGTCATAACCAATATGGAATTTGTAATTTAAAGGGATTGTCTAAAAATCAAATTGAAGGTTTAGTCAATACAATTTTATACATTTACAAAAATGTTGAAGGTATGGAAATAGATACTTCACTGTTTGAAGTAGGATCTACATGGGCTTACTATATTCCAAAGGGTCACTTAACTCAAACTGAACTAGATGGAATGTTAGAGTATGTTGTTGATCATCCATTTGATACTTGCTTGGTTCCAAGATTCGATTTTCAAAATGTAAACTATCCACTAATTCAACACTTTATCAGTTTAAAGAAAAATAACAATTTAGAAGAATTGGAAAAATTCCGACTTCTATAAAACGGAATTATTATTATGCGTGATTTGATCTTAGAAAAGAAGCGTGACCCTGAACAAGAGTACACGCTTCATCTATTTGAATACTGCAATCTTCGTTGCTCATTCTGCTGGCAAGACCATGAGAATAGAGTTGGCTTAGATACAATCATTCAGAAACTCGATCCTATCGAGAAATTCCTACAAACAGAAACTAAAGATTCTGTCGTATTCAATGCGATGGGTGGAGAAGTATTTGCTTCAGAGATATTCGATGAATGCATGCTTCAACAGTATAAAGATCTATCTTGGGGAATAAAAGAACTAGCAAAGAAGTATAACAAACAGGTTAAAGTTAATTGGGTAACTAATCTTGTTACAAATAAAATTAGTCTAATTGAAGACTTAATGAACTATTCTTTAACCATAGGATTAAATGCACAGCTAGTAACTTCATATGATCCTCGTGGAAGATTTAATGTAAACGACTTCATTTCATTTAAAGCCAATATGAATTATTTTGGTAAACGAATTACTTGTATCAGTATGCTGTTGAACTCTCCGAACATTGAGTATATTTTAAAAGATAAAGATCCTTACTTCAAAGAATTATATAACAAGGGTTACTATATTTACTTTGACTACTATATGCCAGATGAGTCTGCTGATATTCAAGCACCGACTGACGAACAACTAAGACAAGTGTTCCAGCATCTGATCGATAACTACCCAAAGGTTCATCCTGTCGCTGATTGGATAAACAATAAAAAGAACTATGCTTCATGTCGCACTAGTAAGTTAGTTCTTGCAGATGGAACTATGTGTAACTGCGGTAACTTAGTTCAAGATGAAAAAGTTATAAAATTTTATTCTTCCAAAATTGAAAAGGCTGACAACTCAGCGATTGAGAATAAATTCTTAGAGAAATACGACTGCGTGAGTTGCGAATATCTAGACAGATGCACACTCAGTTGTTTTATGCAACATGATTATAAATTTAGGGAAGAACTTGATGAGTGTGTCTACAAGATTACGCACCGATACATCGACAATGTACGAGTACGAGTATCCAGCGAATCCGTTACAAGTTAATGTACCAGATAACATCAGCATATATCTAGACGATATTCCAGTGGAACATCCATGTGTTCCAAGGATATGCGCTGAACAAGGCTATTTTTTAGTTTGGTCAACAACCGATAAGTATAATGATGTCCTTGATGATTCTCTTGAGTCAAAGAAAGATCAACAACTAAAATGTTCTCCTGATAAGTTAGATTACGGTCAAGCATTAATATACCCATACGAATCAGAAGTTATTGTTGGAGTTGTTAAGTATTATGGTTACATGAATAAATATGGAGAACAAGAAACGAATAAGATTATCGCTGAAGTATGGGATGATATTATTAAACTATTTGGACATAAAACAATTATATGCCCCAGTGGAAGTTTCTTAGAGTGGTGTCATTTATCAATGAATCAAAAAAAGATTCCACATAGTCCATATAGAAGAAAGGTAATGATGTCTCGAGGGTTTACTCGAATTGATAATTATTGGATAAGAAATGCGAATCTACTGGCTTAACCCCCCACTTTCTTTCAAAGCAATCTATGCCGATGTGGCATGGATGGAGATTAGTTCATCCTGCCCGAATGAAGAATGGATAGAACCAATTATAGATTGGACTCCATATTCAACTATAGAAGAACTAGTCGAGGAAATATTATCAAAACAACCAGATATGGTTTGTGTCAGTTCATATGTGTGGAATGAAAGGTTGTGTTCAGATGTTCTTAAAAAAATTAAATCAATAAACTCAAATATTATCACAGTTCGTGGTGGTCCACAACAAACAAATAATAATTTTATTGACTATTCCTGCGATCCATTATCTGCAGGAGAACCTTTTATGGTTGATTTAATTAATAAGTTAACTGGTTCTTCTTATGAAAATTTAAACAAACAATTTCCAAAACAATCTTCTTTAGTAAGAAACGCTGGATATATCGGTCTGGTTGCTGGTGTTGCTAGGCATAAAAATCTACCATCAGTATTAACTCTAGAAACAACTAGAGGTTGCCCTTACTCATGTACATATTGCGAGTGGGGTGGTGGTATTGGAACAAAGATAACTCAAAAACCTTTACAAAATGTATTTGATGAAATAGATTTATGTTCTATATTAAAAATATCTGATATAGATTTAGCAGATGCTAACTTTGGAATATTAAAACGAGATGTTGATATTATACAGCGACTTGCAGATAATAAAAAACAATATGGGTTTCCACAATCAACTTATATCTACGGAATAGCAAAAACAAAACTAGAGAAAAAAGAAAAAGTTTTAGAAATTGGATTCGAATCTGGTTTGATGAAATGGTTTCCAGTTCCTATTCAGGGAATTACTAAAGAAGTAACAGATAATATTAAAAGAACTGATGTCCCATTACAGGATATATTAAACTTAGCATTAAAACTTAGAGAGAAGTATAATGTTGAACCAAGATTTGAATTGATCCTTGGATTGCCTGGATCCACTTTAAATGATTTTTATCAAGAAATGGATCTTACTGAGTATTCTAAAACTTGGGATTGGAACAGATATGTATTTACTATTCTTCCTGCAACTGAAGCAGCAAAACCATTTTATAGAGCATTACATAAAATAAAAACAGCATATATGTTTACACCAGAAAATGATATGCGAGAGGATAAGGGTTCACGCAATCTTATTACAAATTATAGATCTCCACAGGAAATAGTTGTTGCCTCATATTCTTTTACAAAAGAAGAATGGAAAGAAATGTTCTTTATGAATTGGGCACAAAGAGTTCTTGGTCCAAATTTATCTAAAGATAGAAAAGCAAGCGAACAGATGAAAGAAATATATTCAGAAATTTCTAAAACACTTTGGTTTGCTAAAATAAAAGAACAATTAGATCTTTTGGTAGAAAGTAAAAAACAAACAGATTATCTAGACTATGATGGTTTTCTAATTGAAGACTGGGTAACCAAGTATTATATTAACAAAGAGCCATATGGATCTAATAATTAAACCAACAGAGAAGTGTAACTTTAAATGCACATTCTGTTCAAGCACTCATATCACTGAAGATAAAACTGCAGAGTTAGATCATCAATACATTTGGGATTTCTTAAAACGATTCCCAGAAACAAACACAATCATTGTTAATGGTGGTGATCCGCTGATGATGGATCCAGATTACTATTGGAAGATTATCAAGCACTTAGATGAAATTGGTTCGCATGCCACTATATCATTTACCAGCAACCTTTATCCGTTCTATAAAAATCCAAATAAATGGAAAGAGTTATTCAATCATCCAAGGATGGGAGTAACAACATCGTTTCAATATGGTGGTGGTAGATTGAAGGGTGATCTTTCCGAATTTACTGAAGAAGACTTTTGGAAAGTTTCTGACGCAATGCTAGAACACTGTGGTTATAGACCAGACTTTATCGCAGTCATTACAGAAGAAAACGAACACGATGCAATAAAGAATGTAGAGTTGGCTAAACGAATGGGTGTTGAGTGTAAATTAAACTATGCATTCTCATCTGGTCCACCAGTTAAGTTTAAAGGCATAACTATGGGTCATCAGGGTAAGCCATATCTCCTTGCTGACATTTACGAGATATACATAGAAATATGGAAACGAGGATTAACTGATTGGGAATACAACACCAAACAAATGGTCAAACGACTTCGTGGTGAAGGAACTACCTGTCCTCAAAATCGTGAGTGCGATGGTGGAATTAGAACTTTGCAACCATCTGGCGATTATTATTCTTGCGGAGCATTTGGCGACGACAGACAATATGAGGTAGAATTCAATAAGGAAATGGCTGGTGAAAAGGTATTCCCACTTCGTTTCCAACCAGAATTGCAAAGTTTAAAACAGAGTTGTTTCACTTGCCCAATGTTTCA